GCCGAAGAAAAAGACGATTACGGCAATCAGCTTGGCGTCGGTGCTGGCTGGATCGGTGGTCTGAAGAAATGTCGCTTTAATGGCGAAGACTTCGGAACAATGGTCCTGTCTACTTACGCTGCTTAAGGAGGGTTTCTGACATGGCTTTAGGAACTAATGGCGTTCGCTACCACACGCAGCAAACGCACTATCTCGCTGTTGAAGTCACTGATGCTGACACTGGAAACGAGGTTATTGTGGGCAAGCTGCCTCCGAATGCCTATGTAATCGGTGGTGGCATTGTGGTTGGGACTGCCTTTACGGGCGGCACGCCAACAATCAACATCGGCACATCTGATGACGCTGACGGGTTTGGTTCGGCTGTCTCTGTATCCTCTGTAGGATTCAAGACGGTTGATGACCTGGCAACGTCCAACGATGTCAATGCAACTGGTGAAGTCACTGTGACTGCCACGCTTTCTGCCTCGCTTACTGCGGGCAAGGGCTTGGTGTTCATTGAGTTCATCCCGGTTGATCCAGCGGTAGCCGCTTCTTAATGAGCGACTTAGCCGCCCTCAAGGCGCGCATAGCGGATGAGCTGAACCGGTCTGACCTAACCAGTCAGATCGCTTCGGCGATTCCGCGCGCCATTGAGAAATACGCGAGAGAGCGGTTCGACTTTAATGAGGGCCGCTCTACCGCAGCCACGGTTGCCGATAACCAATATGTTGACTTCCCCACAGGCTTGCGGGTGGTTGACGGGGTATATGCGACGGTTGGCGGATACACTTATGAGCTTCGCCGGGTTGAGTTCGATGACCTGGAATACTGGCACGGGGCGTCAGATACGTCTGGCCAACCGCTAGATTATGCCTTGCGCAAGGGTCAGTTGCGGATTTATCCGACCCCGAACGCTGCTTACACACTGACGATTACGGGCATCTATGACGTGACGCCTGCGATTGCGGCTGACTCTGCTGGATCGGTCACAAATGACTGGTGTACGGGCCTGGCTGAAGACGTGATCAATTATCGGGTGCAATATCTCATGTATCGCGACATCCTGAAGGACCGCGAAAGCATGTTGGAAGCTCGATTAGCTGAGCAAGAGGCCCTTAAAGAGCTGCGCGGCGAGTCTGAGCATCTTACTTCTGACGGCAAGGTTTGTGCGGGATGGTAGTTCCTAACATACCGAACGCGCCGCTATGGGCGCGTCAGCTTATTCAGCGGATCAATGTTCAATTTACGGCGCGAGACTTGCCAACAGTGCCGGTCAAGCTGCCAGAGTTTGCAACCGATGACATGCCGCCTGCGGCCGACAACACGGCGCGGATGCTTTGGAACACAACAATCAGCCGGATTTGCGTCTCTGATGGCACGAACTGGCTTCGACAAGACACAGGGGCGACAGTCTAATGCCGAGTACACCTAGCACGCTCCTTGGCCTTGAGCTGCAAGCAGATGGCGAGAACCTGAACGCTTGGGGTTCAAAGCTGAATGCTCTGTTTAGCCGGATGGAAGAAGCCGTTACGGGCATTGTGTCTGTGGCGGTTGAAGCGAATGTCTCGCTGACCAGCACGGACTATGTGCAGAACCAGGCCCGCTATGCGATGCTCAAACTGACGGGCACGGGCGGGTTTAACATTACCTGTCCTGCGAAGGCGAAGTGGTATCTGGTCAAGAACGAGTGCGGTGCCGCATGCACGTTCACGCACGGCTCTGGCACGACACGTACTGTTGCAGCGGGTTCAATCGAGATTATTGCGACGGATGGGTCTGATTTTTTCACAGTGGAAGAAAAAGACTTTCTGCTTTTGAGTGGCGGGACCATGACGGGCGCTCTAACGCTTTCAGGTGCGCCTACATCTGATCTTCACGCTGCGACTAAGGCTTATGCTGATACGCACCTAAAGCTGGCTGGTGGCACTATGACGGGCGCATTGATCCTGAGCGGCGACCCTACGGCAGATAATGAAGCCGCCACAAAAGCTTGGGTTGAAAGTGTTGCCCTTGGCTCTGTTAGCGTCTCGTTTGCTTGGGCGGACATCACGGGCAAGCCGACAACGATTGCGGGCTATGGCATCACGGATGCTTACACGCAGACTTATATTGATGCGAATTTCCAGCCGCTTGACGCGACCCTGACAGCGCTTGCGGGGGTTTCGACATCTGCGGATGATTTCATCTATGCGACCGGGGCGGATACGTTCTCGACGGTTTCTAGTAGTTCGAGGGGGCGTAATGAGCTTGCGCGTCCTTCGCCGCGCGAAGTGGATAACACTGACAATCCTGTTACGGCGGTGTTTGGTGATACGATTTTTGTGGATTGTTCAAGCGGTGCGGTGGAGATTGATTTGCCTGCCGCGACAGCGGGAAGCCTGCCGATTTCGATCATTGATGACGATGGCAACGCGCCAACCAACAATATCACGATTGATCCTGATGGATCTGAGACGATCAACGGCGAAACTTCAATAGAAATTGACCAAGCGCGAGCGGCGGTGACGCTGATTCCGTTTGCAGGAAGGTGGCAGATTAAGAAATGACAGCTTTAAGCACATTATTTCCTGCGGCGGGAGGCGGCGTCTCGTTACAATATGCGAGCGGGCGGTATTATTCAGACTTTCCCTTGTTCCGACTTGATGGCGCATCTAGTAATATTTCCGCAAATGAATTGGCAATTCAGCCTTTTGTTGCGCGCGGCGATGTGACCGTTAATGAGGTCGGCTGGTGGCGTGCAAACACGACCGCTGCAAATGTCTATGTTGGTATTTACGATAAAAGCGGAACGCTCCTTACCGATTGCGCTGTGGATGCTGTCACGACGCAAGGGCTTCATGCGGTTAATACAACAAATGTGGACCTAACGGGCGGCGAAAAATATTACTTTGCTTGCAACCAAAGCGCGGGAGTTATTTGCGGCGCGCCGTTGTCTCAAAGTGGGTTCGTATTCGAACAAGAGTTCGCATGGGACATGCTTCCGATTACCGGGCTAGACGTTGATAGCGGTTATAGCCTTTCTGGATCGCAAGGCACTCATGAACTGGGTTCGGGGATGCTCTCAAAATCTAGAACCGCTGCTGCACTGACAGCAATCGACGTTACCGATGGGTCATGGACCCTCGAGCGTGCATATATGAGCATGGGGATTATTCCAGCATGAGCGTAAGAGTCGTAATACCCGCATCGAATGAAGCTCCGACTCAGCTCTGGGTTGATCAATACCGCTTCCTTGCAGAGCTTCACACGCCTGAACAGCAGGTGATGTTGAACGTTGTTCACAAGGAGGGTTTGGGGCTTTCGTTCGCTGAAGAGACATCCACAGACCTAACGCTTATGAGCACAAACGGTTTTCCGGTTGCTGCTCTAAGAGGGATTGTTATCGCATACGAGCACATGAAAGCGCTCAAGGGCCGCGTTGATTTGCTCAGTCCTGGCATGACGGCATTTTTCCAAGCCGCTGCCGCATGTGGAGTGTACGGCCTAGACGAAACAACGGCCAACGCTGAAATTGCGCGGATTGTGAGCAATGAGAAGCCCGCCGCCAGCTAAGTATAAAGACGGGTGTTCTCTCGGGCCTCAAGGCTTCGGAAAAATCAACCACGTTCATGTTTGCAACAGCCATGATGTGGACTGGTGGTATGGGCGCACATTCTGGCGAAAGCTCGTTTCTGATGCGGATTGGTTCACTGGTATCTGGAAGGCTCACAAACGTAATTGGAAGTGGTGGTGGGCTGTTCTGCCCTACACAATTTTGGGGTGGCTGTGGCTCACCTTCCCAGGGACGCTCTGGTGGGCGGGCTGGGTTGGACCTTGGCAGGCTTATAGGGATCAATTGAAATCATGAGACCTAATCTAATCCCGCTCGAAGTGGCGCCCGGTCTTGTTGAAGATGACACGTCCTTCAAGGTCCGCCAGGGCGGTTACAAGTCTATCAATAATATGCGCCCTCACAGGGGCGGTCTGGAAGTTATTGGCGGTTGGGAGTTTCTGACGACCTCTACGCTTGGTGGGCTTTGTCGCGGTGGCCATTGCTGGCGCGATGATGATGGAGAGATAAACTTTGCGTTCGGCACTAATACCGGCCTCTACGTCCTCAAGGGCGGGGCGCTTTACAACATCACGCCTGCGGACTTTGTGGCGGGTAACGCTGATGGCTTTGGCGGCGGTGGCTATGGCGCAGGAACATACGGGACCGGCGCGTACGGCGTGGCGACTGAAGGGATCTACTACCCTTTAACTTGGACGCTGGACAATCGCGAAGGGTGGTTGATTGCGAATCCACGAGGCGGGAAAATCTATGTATGGAAGAATGACACGTCAGCGGTTGCGGTCGAGCTTGCGGGGCGCGCGTCGGTTCTCTCTGAAGACTTCACGGGCTATGCGGACCAAACGGCGTTTGATGTTGATTGGACGAGGGGCACCGGCTCAACGTTTGACGCGGCCAATGACGAGATTGACTATGACGGTAGCCAAGCGGCTGACAGTGACACAACGCGATCTGTCGGTTCGCTCACTGTTGGTGAGCGCTACATTGTTACGGCGACTTTTACCCGCACGGCGGGGACAATTGCGGCGCTTGGCAATTCTAACGCGGGAACGGTATCAGGAGAAAATTCTGGGACCGTCTCGGTTGTTTTCATTGCTACCTCTACCAGTCAAGACATTGGCGTTCGAGGTGACAGTGCTTTCGCCGGCACCATCACTGATGTGGCGGTTGAACAAATGGGAGCGCCTGAGATTGTTGAAAGCGTTCTCGTCACAGCTACAGGCCAAATCTGCGCTTATGGCTGCGAAGAAGAGCTAGAGACCGTCCAGAACCCGCGCTGTGTGCGCTGGTGCAGCGTTCAGACGAGTTTGCTACTTGGTTTCGATGATTGGACCTCTAAGGCCACAAACAGCGCTGGCGGGTATATTCTGCGCAATTCTGGGCGCTTGCTGAGAGCAAAAGAGATAGGCCAGATCATCGGCGTTTGGACGGATGAAGGGCTATTTTGGCAAACCTTCATTGGTGATCCTGCGAATATGTGGGATTTTGACCGAGCTGGCACAAATTGCGGACTTGTTGGCCCCAATGCGGTCGATGTGGTTGGAAGCCAAGCCTTTTGGTGCGGTCCTGACTTTGTGTTCTATGGCGTAGCGTTTGGTGGAGAGCCTTTGGCTTTGCCTGCACCGATCGATCAGACGTTCAAAGACGCACAGGTTGCGTCTCAGCAAGAGAAGATATTCTGTTCAAGCCTGTCTCAGTTCAATGAGATTTGGTTTTGGTATCCGCACGAAGACGATGGTAACGAGTGCTCTCGCTACTATGCGTTTTCGATCAGCGAGGGGCGCTGGTTTAGCGGGGTCATGGATCGCACCTGCATGATTGATAGTGCGCCCTATGATTACCCGGTTGCGGTGTCGTCTGACGGCAAGCTGTACATTCACGAGCGAGGCGTAACAGCGGCAGGGGATGCAATTAGCTGGCACGCTGAGACAAGCGACATTTACCTGAATGAAAGCGCGCAAGTGGTGCAGCTTCGCGGTATGCGGCCAGATCTGCACGACCAAAGCGGTGCGGTGACGTTTACGGTCAAAACTAATCCCTCCCTTTCTCT